TTTCCCAAATCCAATCGTACTTATAATTCTTAATATTACTCATTCTTAAAGAACTACTAAAAGGTTCACTTCCAAATAAAACAATAGCACCATTAGGTTTTATAATTCTGTTTAGTTGCTCCCACATCAATTCAAAGTCAATAACACTATCCCACTTACACGCAGTCGTTCCATAAGGAGGGTCTGTTATAATTGCATCTATTGAGCCACTAGGTATAGACTTCATTACCTCTAAGCAATCGCCTTGTATTAATTCCATTATCCCCAGTTAGTTTTATAAGTTTTTACTGTATGCTTATGCTCAATAACCTCAGGCTCATTCAATCCCATCATTTTAGATATTGCTTCTAAGGCTCTTATTTTGTCTGTGTTCTTAGTTTGGTTCATGATTCTATAGAACGCTTGCTTATCTTCTTTGGTTAGCGTATTGTCTGCTCCTAATTGGAATGTATAGTCTGCATCTGAAATGATTTGCAAGTAACCTTGTAGTATAAAAGCTCTGTCTATTCCATGCGTTTCTGATAGCTCTCCCTTTAGTTTGTTGATAGTTACCGTTATGTTACTTTTGTTTGCTAATTCAGACGCTCTAACTTTTATCCACTCAGCATCTTTATTAGTGACATTATAAGCCTGTCTATAAGCCTCCGTTTGATTCCCTAGTGTAACGCATAGCTCTGCAAATTTCTGTTCCTTTGGGGTTAGTTCTTTCTCCATTATTTTAATATAAAATACATACTTATCAATGCTCCTACTGTATAACCTATAGAAGAAGATAAAGCTAAGTAGAATCTCTCTAGCCATGTTTTAGCATCTGCCACAAAGCCTGCAAAAGGCAAAGCTATGAAAGGACCTAAGAATGCCCAAAACATTGTACTAATCATTGCTTTATCTGCTACGCTATTTATATACATTGTGCTTCCTATCTCTAAGAACAAAGCAGAAAAGAATATTATAATATGTCTACCCATAGAAAGCAGTCTTTTCTAGTTTAAACTTTCCTACTCCGTTCTCATTAAAAGAACAGATAATATACTTCTTAGTCTCGTGACTTATGTATATCTTTTTATCTTTGTATGTGTATTCTTTACTCCAGTCCATTTCTTTATAATCTTTTACCATTCTGCTCTATTCTAATTCTGTTTAACATTGTTTCGTTTACCTCGCTATTTTGCACTACTTCAAAAATGAAATTACTGGGTAAGTATTTCCACCGTTGAATAAGTGAGGCATACTGTAGAGCTTTATAGTGTTTCTTTTTAATCTTCATAAAATTTGTCAGTATTATCGTTATTCACTTCTATCTTAAAGTCAGGGTATTTAGAATGTAAAAACTTTATCATATCTATAATGTCTTTGTCCTTCATATGGCTTTTAGTTGTTACCGATACCTCTCTTACTAACTTCCCTTTAAAATACTCCCATTCGATAGATGTTACATGAGCTATTACTATGTCGTTTAAAGTTACATCGAATAAACTTGTATTGAACTTGTTTAACGAGTAGCCATTTTTAAAGATGCCATCTTCTAGGTCTTTAGTCGTAGAACAGCTACAAATAAAAATAAATAATATTAGTTTAATCTTCATATAAGTTAATAAAATATACTTCTCCCTCTGTTTCTATAGTAGCGTTTGCAGGCCATATCGTAATGTAACCATTCATGTATTCAGTAACCATGTAAAGCTGTCCGTCCTCATGCACTTCTAAACAATAGCTATATACGTTCTCCTCCATACTCCTCCACTAGCCTGTTATACCCTGCTATCATTCTTTGATAATATCTCTGTTTACATATTCCGCAGCCTAGATTCAATCTTATGTTTTTATCCTCCTCTATGTACTTTAAGAATAAAGTAGCTATTGCCTTGTTCACTTTAGGGTCGCGACTAATAGCATTCAGTTTCTTATAGGCTTTCAAATATGGCAAATAGTCTTTTACCTCTTCAAATAATGGATGCTTTTGTTTAATACCTTTAAATGGCTTTAGCTCCTCTACTTTGTGAGCTTTCTCAGGCATAGCAGCTAGGCAATCTAATAAAGCTACCTTAGTCATTCCCTTAGTGTTTATTCCTAGCTTAGTAGCATAGCTTTTTAAAGCTCCCCATTTTAACTCTCTGTAGTCCATTAGTCTTGTTTTGCAAAGTATAAAAATATAACCATGTAAGTAATGTCCATAAAAGCAATAGTAAGAACCAAGCCAAACCAAAAAGAAAGGCAGTAGGCGCAGTTCAAAGGCTTAAAGTCTAAAGTGTAAAGTATCTTACTTATCGGTTGGTAAACATATCTAAAACCCTCTTTAGTTGTAAAGGTTTGTTTAAAAAGGCTAGTCCATCCTAGTATCGCTAGTATTGATATTATTATAATGCTCATTTGTTTTGTTTTCTTAATTTATTGTAAATGCTTTCCATTCGTTCCTTTGCTGTTGCTCTGTGTATTCCTGTGTGGTCGCTAAATAGTTTTATAGATAAGTTTCTTTTAACTATCTCCTCTACCCATATACGCTCCATTTCGTCTAACTGTTTAACTTGCTCCAAATACTCCTTATACACGTTATTGCTAATATACGGAATATCTTTTAACTTTAAATAGTCTAACTCTGTAGATTCTCTTAAAACATTGTCAAAGTGCAAACGGTTAAACTCGCTACCTGACAAGTGAAACATCTTATAAGCCACCACGAAAATAAAGCCATCTATTTTGTTGAGGTTGCTAGGTAACTCATTTGTCAAAAAATATATGTTTACTTCCTGCGCTAAGTCTTGCCAAATGTCAGAATGCTTACAAATATTCTTGCAAGCTGTTTCAATAACTTGTCTTTTTTCTTTTAAGAATGTTTCGTTCACGTCTGTAAATATAATATTTTTTTTAACACAATATTTTTAAGAATATATTTACTTGCTTTTCGTTTTTTTGGTGGGTTTACTTTATCTATATAGTCTAACATATTTAATTGCTTCATATATCTAATACATTTTGTTGCAAATCAATAGCCCAAATAAAACTATTCTTATATTTAAAACTTGCTTTTATTTGGTTTGTTATATACTTTTTATTACGAAAAGTTTCAATATAAGCAACTTTATTTTTAATTTGTACAAATACATATACATCGCTACTTAAATGCTCTTGAATGTCTTCTAAATAACAATTAAATGTATAAGTTTTTTCTCTTGTAGCTTTTACTTGGTATTTATAGCCTTTATCATCTACAAAGTCTATGCCTTGAAAGTCTCTGTCTTTATTTTGTTTAAACAATTGCTCACCTTGAAAGTTATTAATAAACCATTGCTCAAAAACTTTTTCCCCTATATATCCAGTACTTTCTTTTAACAACTCCTCTGGTATATTTATTTTTGCTATATATTTTCTCATATCAATTATCTTTTACAAAAGTTCCATTAATCATTTTACCTGTTCTTTTAGCAATAACATTATAAGCTGTATCAATACACTCTTCAATAGTTAATTGTTTGTCGAAAGGCTGAATATTAAAATGCTTATTTCCTAACTTGGCTATACTTGTTAAAACAACAACACAATCCCCTATAGCGTCTACAAACTCTTCATAGTCGTCTTTCATTATAGCTTTAGCTAATTCGCCAGCTTCCTCTTGGAGTTTTACATATTGAGTTTTTACGTCTCCTTTTTCGTAAATCCCTTTTGACTCTGCCCATTCTCTAATTAATTCAAATTGATTTTTCATAATTTTTGTTTATTTATTTAGTTTTGCTTTAATATATTTGCCGTGAGTATAATTATTTAACTCGTATTTTTCAATAGTACCTGTTAAAGTGGGTAGTACATGTGTTTCTGTTCTATTGTATTCTATTACTTGCTCTTTATGATTTTCATAAATATGTGCATCTTTTAAATTTATACCCAGCTTGCTCGGTGTAAGTTCACACTCTTTTGCTATAGTAGTTAATAGTAAAGCTCCTACAATTATATCATAAGGCAGCCCTAAAAACATATCTGAGCTTCTAAAGTCCATTGACATATTTAAGTTATTTCCAGCTTTAACAAAGTTAAAATGAGTATAACAACATGGCAATGCTTGCTCTTTTAAATCGTTTGGGCTCCATAAACTTATAACAGCTCTCCTGGAGTTGTTTTTTATTTCATTAATAACATACTCTACTTGGTCAAAACTGCCCCCAAACTTTCTTAACTGATAGCCGTATACTTTACCTAATTTTCCATTTTTAGCAAATTCATTCCACCATTTTATGCCATGTTTGTTTAAATAAGCTAAATCTGTTCTGCCATTGTATATCCATAAAAACTCGTGTAACCCAAAGTTAAAGTTTATTTTTTTTGCTGTTACAATTGGAAAACCTTTCTGTAAATCTATATTAAATGCCTTATTAAAAAGCTTGTATGTTTTTATGCCTGTTCTATTATTTATTAGCTCTCCATTTATTAAGCACTCCATTAAAAGGTGCTTGTAATCTCGTTCAAATCTGTTGTTAATCATTTTTGTAGTTATTTAGCGCTCCAACATAAGCTACACAATCTAGCAATGTATCTTCTTTCAAATTATATGCCATACGGCTCATCTTAAGAGCTATCATACACTTATAGAAGTCCTCTGTAGTTATGTGCTTATTACATAATTCCGATGCAATAGAAGCGGCTTTTGTCATTGAATCTTCAAATGGCCCATAAGCTCTTTCTTTTTCTTCTGCTCTTTCGTTTATTATTTTATCTGCTTCTTTTAAAATATTCATAGTTTAATTAGTTAATTTTAAACAATAGTATAAAACATATTTAATATAAAAAAATTTTTTTATAGTTGTTTAATTTTATCTTTAAATATTACCTTCATTTCGATAAGTTCTGGAATACTGTATTTCATAGGCTTGCCTCTTAACTTCTTTAGTTCTTCAAATCTGCAAAGCCCTATTCTATTAGGTAGCCTTTCAGCATAGTCTAACAATGCCCCATGTCTATGCTGATTGCAATATACACATTGCCCATGTATATTGTCTGTGTTAAATCTTAACTCAGGGTTACCGCCTGCGCTGTAGTAATGTCCTGCGTCATACTTTCCAGTTAGCGGCGCGTCACAGCTTATACAGCCTTTGTTTTTATCTCTTAGTCTTACGTATTTGTTTACTATAACTTGTAACTCTTTAACGTGGTCTGAATAAGTTTTTAGTTTTTCCTTTAAAACCTTTTTTTCTTGTTTCCACTCTTTGGCTTTTACTTTGTTTTTCCATTCTAAAATGCATCTAGGGTCAAAGCAAGTCTTTTGGAGAAAGTACTTAGGCTCAAATTTATCTTTACAAACTTTACAGCGTGGCATTTAATTTAACTGGTCTTTAATATACTGTATATACTTTTCTGTATACTTTTGGTAAAACTCAGCAAATTGCTCCTTTGTAGGTTCTTTACTCATTTTCTGTTTGCAGTAAAGATACAATACATTTCTTAGCCTTTCGCTCTGTGTTTTTCCGTTTGGTTTGTCTAGTACTACCTTATCTATTTGGTTTATTTCATCTGTGCTTAGTCCTTCACTATCTTTAAAATATAGTATTCCGTTACTGTCTAATAGCTTATCTACTTCCATTAATTCGTTACTGCTTTGCTCTAGGCTTGTAATAAATGAAATTTTTAAGCTCTTGTCTTTTCGTCTTGTCACTCCATCTAAGGAGCATTGTTTTAGTAGTTTCATGTCGTTTTGTTTTTATGTAGTTCTATATACTCTGTTATGTTATTTGTTCTTTGGTCTGCTAAATTAGCTCTAGTCCTTAACTTACTGTTCTCTACAGACAATTTATAAATTTGCGAATCTTTGTTTTTTAATTCCTTACTGTACATTATACTCAAGTCATAGAGCTTGTTAATCTGTTCTAAGGCACTTTTAAGCGTGTTTAAGGTACTTTTGGCATCTTCTGATAGGGTAAGACCTTTTAGAGCTTCTTCTTTGCTTAGAGGCTGTTTATACGCTCCGTTCTTTTCTAGTACCCTTTCAATAAGAATATTAAGTTCTAGTTTTGTAGTTAGTTGTTCTAGTGTCATATCTTAAATTCCTCTTCTTCCATGTAACCGTTTAGCCAGTCCTCATCTTTTGTTGGCTTAGGTTCTATAGTGTGGTTTATATCAAATGCTTTATTTGGTTTTAGTTTTGTTTGTTTAGGCTCTACTATAGGCATATCACTTAAAGGGTTTTTAGCATTAGGCGGTAATATACTATAATCTTTTTGACGAATGTAACAATTAAAACTTAATCCTCCTTTATCCATGTGAAATATTACAGGGCTTTCCATAAAGGTTGGAGTTCCCCCTGTTTCTACTTCTTTAATTTTGCGTACGTGTACCTCTGTTTTCATCCACTCGCTCTCGTGCTGAGTAAGTCTATGTACTACAATAAAGTCATCTGCTCTGTTTACCCACTTGCCACCTCCCTCAATATCTGAAGCCATTAAAGGAATAGGATGCCCATAAAAGTCGTGTCCTTTGGTAAAGGTCTTACGTAGTGCTTCTGTATTACCATGCGCCAAAAGGTAAATACTTTTGTTATTTTGTTTACAAAACATTCTAAACTCAGAAGCTACAGCATAATCTCGCTCGTGGCTATTGCCTTTTATATCTTCGCAAGTTGCTAAACTATTGTAAGGGTCTATTACCAAAGCATCGAAATACTCGCAATCTTCTAAAGCTGCTTTAAACACATCGCGAAAGTTCATAAACCTTTTATTAATTCTATAAAACTTTTCAAAGTCTATAAACTTAAAATGCTCGCCTATCCAGTTAAAGTGATATTCGTACTGTTGCTCGTCTAGTTCTTTAAGTTGTTTACCTGCGTGTAGTTGTATTAAATCTCTCTTAATCCCTCCTGTGCTATTCTCAGCACTAAAGATTAAAAACTTTTTACCATGCTTTACAGCTAGACAAAGGTAGTAGTATAATATAAATTTAGTCTTTCCTACATTCGCATGGCCTGCCATTACGTTAAAAGTTCCTTGTTTGTATCTTAGGTGAAAATCTAGAGGAGCGCCTATTTCTAAGCCTAGTTTAAAACTTCCATCCCTAATACTGTCTAGATATTGTTTCCCTGAGTTGTTTTCTAATATCATCGATTTAAGTATTCGTTAGGGTCTATTACTATTTTTTCTTTTTGCTTTGGGTATTCTTTAGCGAGCCATTTCTTAGCAGTTAGGTATAAAGATGTATAGCTTTTATTCTTAGCGTAGTTTTCTATAGCATCTAAAATATAGTCTATTTGTTTTTTACTGTACTCCTTATCTAGTTTTCTTACATCTTCAACGGTTATACTTAAATGGTCAAAACTGCGATACACTAACTTCTTTTCTTTCTTTACATTCTTGTTAGTGGTTAGTTGTTGGTTGCTATCTGGTTGCTTGTTGGTTAATTTGTTGGTTACTATTTGGTATTCTGCATACTTAACTATTTGAATAACAGAACCTTGCTTGTTGGTTTTAATGGTTATTTCGTTGGTTGATTTTAGCTTGTTTATTGCTGTCCTTATTTGCTGAATACTTAACCCTGTCTCTTTAGCTAGTAAATCTCTACCAGTTAAAAGCGTA